GCTTCAACCGAGCGACCCCGGTCTCGGGGCCGACCTTTGTCGATGCCACCGTGAACGGGCGGAAGCTCAAGCGCGGGGCGCGGCTCTGGACGGTGGCCACCGCCACCTTCAAGGCCGAAACCTATCGGCATCTGCGCATCGAGCGACCGAGCGATGAGGACCGCGCGCTGGGCCTGGCCGATCCCGCCGGGACGGTCCACCTGCCCGACTGGGTCGACAGCGAATGGCTGAAGCAGCTGGTGGCCGAGCAGCTGGTCACGATCCGCGACCGGCGCGGTTATGCCCGGCAGGAATGGCAGAAGATGCGGGAGCGGAATGAGGCGCTCGACGCCCGCATTTATGCCCGCGCGGCCGCGTGGATCCTCGGGGCCGATCGCTTCGACGAACGAATGTGGCGGCAGCTCGAGAAGCAGGCCGGGGTGGAGACGACCACCTCCTCCGCGCCCACAACGACGACCGCACCGCCCGCAATGGCAGACAAACCCGACGCGCCCGAGGCCGGGCGCATCACCGCCCCGCGGCGGCGCGGCTGGAAGATCAGCACGCCCAAATACATGGAATGACCGGACCCCGATGACCCTCGACGATCTGACCACCCGGCACAGTACGCTGCTGGCCGCGCGCTACAGCGGCACGCGCAGCGTGAGCTATGACGGCAAGACCGTGACCTATGGCACGGACGCCGAGCTGGCGGCGGCAATTGCCGACATCGAGCGGCGGATCGCCACGCTTCAACGGACAAGCCGTCGTGTCCTTCGCCCCTACGCCGTGAAGGATCTGTGATGAACTGGCGTCAGCGCATCGGCGCCTTCATCGGCGGTTTCGACGCGGGCCAGCATCACCGTCGTTTGCGCGGGTTCCGCGCGACGCGCGCCCATGTCAACGCGCTGATCGCAGCCAGCGGTCCCGACATCACCGCGCGCGCCCGCTGGCTCGTGCGCAACAACGGCTATGCGGTGAATGCTGTCGAAAGTTGGGCCGCCAATACCGTGGGCGATGGGATCAAGCCGATCTCGAAGATCGGCGATCCCGCCCGGAAGGAGGAGCTGCAAAAACTCTGGCTCGCCTGGACCGATGAGGCCGATGCCGAGGGGCTGACCGATTTCTACGGGCTGCAGCGCCGCGCCGCGCGCGAAGTCTTCATGGCGGGCGAGGTGTTCTTCCGGATCCGACCTCGCCGGGCCGATGATGGTCTGACCGTGCCCCTGCAGCTGCAGATGCTGCCTGCCGAAATGCTGCCGCTGGAACAGACCGGCACGGCCGCCAGCGGGAACGCGATCCGCCAGGGGATCGAGTTCGACCGGATCGGGCGGCGCGTCGCCTATCACTTTCTCCGCCGGCATCCCGGCGACAGCACCGATCCGGGTCTGGCGGGTGATATCGTGCGGGTGCCGGCGACTGAGGTGATCCATGTCATCGACCCGGTCGAGGGCGGGCAACTGCGCGGCGTCTCGAAACTGGCGCCTGCCATCGTGAAGCTCTTTCTGCTCGATCAGTATGACGATGCCGAGCTGGACCGGAAGAAGGTCGCTGCGATGTATGCGATGTTCGTGACCTCACCCGCGCCGGAGAACCCACTCGCCCCTCCGGAGGACGAGGCGGACCCAGCCGGGGTGGAGATCAGCCCGGGGCAGATCGTGCGGCTCGATCCGGGGGAGGATGTCACCGTGGGCCAGCCTGCCGACAGCGGGGCGACGTACGAGCCTTTCCAGTACCGGACCTTGCTGCAAATCTCGGCCGCGCTGGGCATTCCCTATCCCTATCTCGCCAATGACATGGTGAAGGGCAACTTCTCGAACTCGCGTCTCGCCTTGATCGAATTCCGCCGCCGCGTCTCGGCCTGGCAGCATTCGGTCATGGTCTGGCAGCTCTGCCGTCCTGTCTATGCGCGCTGGATGGATGCCGCCGTGATGTCAGGAGCGCTGACACTGCCCGGCTATGAGGCCAGCCGGTCCCGGCTTCTGGCCGCCGACTGGCTCCCCACAAAGTGGGACTGGGTCGATCCGCTGAAGGACGCCAATGCCGAAATCGCGCAGATCGAGGCTGGCCTGAAATCCCGCACGCAGGCCATCGCCGAGCGCGGCTATGACGCCGAACAAGTCGACCGGGACATCGCCGCCGAGCGTGCCCGCGAACGCGCACTGGGCCTCGACTTCCGCAGGCCAGGGTCGCCTGCGCAGGGGGTGCAGGCGCTGGCGGGGACAGAGGGGGAGGCCGCAAGTCGGACCCCCGGTACAGGTGCGGACGATGTTGAGGACGCGGAAGATCGTCCGCGCGAGGAGGAAGACGTGTAGATGTCAGGCCGACAGCAAACGCACCCCCGGCAGCTGGGCTGCCTTGCGGTCGAAGGTCACGAGTTCCACCGCACCAGCGCGGCGCGCGGCGGAGGCGATCATCAGATCGGCAAAGCCGAACCCGTCCTTGCGATAGAGCTCCAGTGCGGGACCCACGTCGTCCGCCGCCTCGATGTGCAGTTCGATGGCAGACAGCAAGCCGTCGAGGGCCCCGGCAATCTCGGGGCGCGTGTAGCCATAGGCACGCTCGAGGACCCAGACGAGTTCGACAAGCACTTCACGCCCGACAAATCCGGGATCAGCTTCGGTCAGCTGGTCGATGATGGCGCCTGCCACGCGCGCCTGGTCTGCATCGTCCTGAACGAGGAAGCGCACGAGCACATTGGTGTCGAGGCCAATCACCGGTCAGGGTCCGCGCTCTCAGTTGCCCCGCGGGAGATCGCCTCCTCCATGGCCTCGATCGAAAGCGGCGTCTGGTCCGGGCGGGCCAGGAGGCCGCGCATGTCCCGGACGGACCGCGCCTTCAGGATGCGCACTTCGCCATCGAGGATCACGTAGCGGACCTTGTCACCGCTCGCGAGACCGAGCGCCGCCCGGACATCGCGGGGCAGCGTTGTCTGGCCTTTGATCGTCACTGTCGATTCCTGCATCGGCCGATTCCTTACATATCGCTATATTGCCTTACCACACCGCCCCCAGAAATGCAAAACCCGGCCAAGGATCCGCACTGATGCTCCACGCCCGCATTGCCGCGCGCGCCTTCAACACGCCGCTGCTGGTCGAACCCACCAAGGCCATGGCCTTCCTGTCTGGCCTCGGACCCCGGATCCTAGGGCGGCGGGTCAACCGGGAGGGCAGCGACGGCGTCTCGGAGACGGCGCCGCCGCTGCCCCGGCGCGCAAGCATTCTGGCAGGTGACCTTCTGGAGGGCGCGGCCCAGCGCGGAGATGCGCCCTATCCGGTGGTCGACGGCATTGCTGTGATCGAGATCGCGGGCGTGTTGATCCATCGCGGGTCCTGGATCGGCCAGTCCTCGGGACAGACCAGCTATGAGGGGATCGCCGCACAGATCGCGGCGGCGGCGGACGATCCCATGGTTCGAGGCGTCGCATTGGAAATCGACAGTTTCGGGGGCGAGGTCGCGGGCGTCTTCGATCTTGCCGATCGCATTCGTGCAACCCGGACCGCGAAGCCGGTCTGGGCCTTCGTGGCGGAACACGCCTTCTCGGCGGGCTATGCGCTGGCCAGCCAGGCCGACCGCATCCTGCTGCCGCGCACCGGGGCGGTGGGCAGTATCGGTGTCGTGGTGATGCACGCCGATCTGAGCGGCCAGCTCGATCAGGATGGTGTGCGGGTGACGCTGATCCATTCCGGCCGCCACAAGGTCGATGGCCATCCCTATGCGCCCCTGCCCGCCGAGGTGCAGGACGACATCCAACGGGAGATCGATGTGCTGCGCTTCCTCTTCACCGAGACCGTCGCAGCCGGGCGCGGCAATCGGTTGAGCCAGGACGCTGCCATGGCGACCGAGGCTGCGATCTATCGCGGCACGGATGCCGTCGCTGCGGGTCTCGCCGACGAGGTCACCGATCTGGCGGGCGGCTTTGCGATGTTCCGGCATCAAGTGACCCGCAACAGGACGCTCTCCGTGGCGCGCATCCCGCGCGCAGTTTCCAACGCGCGCATCCCGCGCGCATCCTTTCACCACCCCAGCAAGGAGGCACGCATGGCCACCAACCAGAACACCGACAATAGCCCCGAGGAATCCCTCGAACCGGCGACAGGCCGAGACGATGGCGAACCCGATGCCTTTGACGATGAACCTGCGGCCCCGCAAGCTCCCGACGCAGCTTCCGCTACAGAACCGGGGCAAGTTGCCCCTGCCCCTGCCGGTTCGGCCCCTCAGCCCGGGAATCTGGCCGCGCTTTCGGCGCAGCTGCGCGAGGCGGCGGCGGAGATCGCCGAGATCGCTGCACAGGCCGGGCGGCTCGGCATCGCCATCGACGCAGCAAAGGCGCTCCGCGACGGAACAGCCCCCGAGGCCCTCCGCCGCCTCGTCCTCGAGCGGGCCAGCGCCGCTGCCGATGCCCGCGACATTGTCGCTGCAGCGCCCTCC